ATGTGGCCATGGCTCATGTGTTGGTATACGTTTTAAAATACTTGTAATAGGAGTGTCAGCAAGTTTATATGATAACACTTCTGCTTCTGCATCTTCTTCAATGTCTTTAATACTGTGTGTAGATAAGGCTGCTGCCGTTGCTGCCGCTGACGCAATTCCTGAGTTAAAGTTAATATTTCCGCCATCGATTGCTGTATTGGCTGCTTTGATATGTGTATCGCCGCCAGACGTAAACTTATTAGTACTACCAGTGTTGATATCTAACATACCAGCTGTTGTTATTTTTCCGTTGCCTGTTACTACTAGATTCAAATTTCCTTTAACATCGCATTGAAATCTAGCACCAGATTTTATATTAACATTACGTTTAGCTTCAAAATTTATATCTCTATCTGCATAAAAATTAAAATCTTGCTTAGTACGAATACTAATACTATCTTCTGCAAAGATATCAATTTTACCATCGCTTGATAATTCTATCCATGCAGTGCCTCTTGAGTTTCCAATATAAATTAGATCTTCTGAGTTGTGCATGAGTATCTGATGGCCAGTCCTTGTACGAATACGCACAAGTTCATTATGCGGAATAGTTACATCAGCTTCTGCAATTTTATCTGCACTTTCTTGTTCAATGCTAAGATAGTCAGGTGGGCCTTCAGTGGCTGTTTTCTTTCTAATAAACTTGTCATCACCGTCGTCCATAACAAAAGTACTACCACCTAATCTACTACTTGGTACTAATGCTTCTTTGCTTCTTAGACCAATTTTATTACGAGGTGCACCTTCTTGTTTGTCTAGTGGCCCCGGAGTGCTAATACCAAAGACCATACTAGGAACCTCTCGACGACCTGAACTAGTGGTAATACCCCTAATGTCATCTTCAAGAAGTCCCTGCTGATTAAATGTTTCTTCAATTGGGTGTGCCGGCTTTGGTATTTTAGTAGAGTCTACCATTGGCGCTTCGTTTAATACTTTGTTAAACTCTGCAACTGGCACTCTTTCTTTATCTGTTACTTTAGAATCTTCAAGTGCATATCCAGTTGCCGCTAGACCAGGTACCATAAAATTTGCATCTGGAGCTATTGTTGAGCCTAACCAGTAGCCGTCTTTAGGATTGCCGTTGATAAAAATTACAACAACAATGGTGCCCACATCTGGTGGAACCATCCACATACCATAACTCTTTTGTGTGGCATTGTAGTCTGGTTCTTCACCTACAAAGTCTCGAGGAGTATATCCAAAAAATGGACTTATCATTTTAACTTGTTGTACTTGTGTACCAGTGCGTTCGTTACCAGCTGGACGAAGTATTTCTACATCTAGTATACCATTATGAGTGTTGTCTGTATGCCTAACTACTTTGGCCAACTGAGGGTAGCCAGTGGTTTCACTAGTAGGGGCATCTTGTGACGATCTTGCTTCGTTGCTTATATCACTCATTTTTTATCCTGGAAAATCTTTTAAGTCAGCATTGTTCTGTGCGATTTCTTCATCACTTGGGCCTTCGCCCACATCACTAAGATCCCAATCGTCTGTATTAGGAGTGTCTTCTGAATATTCATCAGGTGCTGGAATGTTTTCTGTTGCTGTAGTTAATCGGCTTGCATCTACAGGAGTTGGGTTTTCTTGCCCGTAACGTCTAAATCCAGACAGTACCTGTGTAAACTGTCCTTGTTTAAAAGAATTTTTAATAGTGGTAATTTTATAAAGACCACTAAACTGTTGTACTGTAACTGCGCTACCGAAATCATACATGCCGGTGGCTTGATTAATATCTATAGGAGTTTTAAAATTTACTATTGCATCAACTTCACTGCTTTGGTAGTCAACACTGCCTTCAGCATTAAGATTTTTATACAGTGTAGATTGTGCTGTGTAGTTTCCCATTCCACTACTGCACAACCAGTAAGGGTCTCCAACAATTTCTATATCTAAATTAACTAAATCTTTACCGTTAATTAATGAATCATGAAATAATTTGGCAACACGAGTACCGGGTGTTTCTGTACCACCGCCGCCTTTGCCGTCTGTTGACGTAGAAGTTCTACTATAAGAAACTTGGCTAGGAAAACCTGCACCTGGTTCAGGGGGTGCATCACCTTTAGGTTGTTTAATATAACCGTCTTCTTCTTGTCCTACTGCTTCGTCTTCTTTTTTCCTAACGTCAGCGTTTCTTCGACCGTCATCAGCTGCCATCATTTGTTGAAATCCATTGGCAAAGTCAATGTTAAAACGTATTACATCAACGTTTTTACCTGTGTAGATATAATTGTATTCTTTAACTGCCTGTGCTTTTAATTGTTCAAAAGATGGAGCAACGTTTGGAGGTGCTGCCCTACTGGCATGAACTTCATAAGGTACTACTCTATAAACATAGAGTTTAGGTTTAACGCCAGTAGTTGTTAAATTTGAATCGTCATCAATTAAAAATGTCTGTACATCAATTCTCCACCAGTCTCGCATACCATCAGATTTAAGTGCTGCCGGATCTAAAGTCTTTGATGCAAACTCGCTGTTAAGTATCACTTGATTAATTGCATTGTTAATATCACTGTTCTGTGGGAATTTCATATCGCTCATTTCAGGATCAATTGACTGCTTAGATCGATTCATGATTCCTTTCTTAGAATCCCAAACTTCGTCCATCTCTGCCATCGGTGCAGTGCCACGGCGCTCGAGATCAAAGCCCATCTTGGCTTTGCCTATAGAATTACATTCGCCGTCACCTTGTACAAACGTATCATTAATTTTACTTTGTGCAACACCTAGCTTTGCAAAAACAGATCCCCCTGCGCCTGCTGATCCAGTAGCTGAAGCATCGTTCTCAGTATCTCCACTGCCTGCAGATCCAGATGCATTACTGGCAATGTCATTTGGAAACAATATAATATATTGATCAGCTACTTGCAGGATACCATTTTCAACAATGCAGAAACGTTATAAGTGCTACCAGCTCCTGTGACATTCATTGAAATGTTACTAATTTTTAAAGGCAGATATCTAGTAGCACCTGCAATCTTTTCTGGTATACCGCTTTGAGTGTTACCTCTAAATTCAATAATAAGAATAAAAGGAGCGTCTCTAAAATTTCTATGTCCTGCTTCAAAGGCTGCTGTTTGGCAGCTTTGCATAAACAAGCCCATGCTATATGGTTCTATTATTTTAAACTGTATGTTTGTGGCATTTGTATTGCCTGTTTTTCTACTGTTACCAGCAAAGCCTTCAAATGTTAATTCTGAAATAAAGAAATCAAACTTTCCGTAGGGCGTTTGAACTCTATTATTCGGCTCGGCATTGGCACTTTTTAAAATCAATCGTGGACTAATTCCTGCCCTGTATGTTGAGTCTGGAAAATTTAATTCGTTAGAGTCTAATACACCAAAACTCAACACATAGTTATAGGTTGCATAATCGTGCAAAACATTTGGAAGTGGTAGTGACACATTTGCCGGCGTGGCTAATGCTTTAGTTAGCGCACTGAACGCTCCGCTAATTGCGCCGCCAATGCCTCCTAGTCCATCTAGCGCACCTTTAACTATTCCAGATAAACCAGATGCTGGGCCGGTTGATTGAAGAACTGTTTTAGTTGCGTTAATAGCATTAGTGGCTCTTGAAATGTCAAACATATTATATTCCTAAAATTGCAAATAGACTACTTTTTTTAGGGATGTAAATTTGTACTCCGGTATTAAGATCAAAAATAGGATCTTCAATTGTATCTAAATTTCGTTGAGCAAACACCCACCACAGATTTGGTGTTCCATACAAGTCATATGACAGTAAGTCTGGACGGTTTGCATATTGTGCTTCAACTGTGTATAAAAAATCATCAGCTTCTGCACTGATTGTCCTGATGCTTAACACATCAAGATAGTCCTGTTTGACTTTTGTCAAATGCCAAGGACTGGTTGCTGTATATTTTGCCATATTAAATGTATCCTGGGGTTCCGTTCATATAGCCGCCTTGAACAAATTGTTGTAGGCTAAAGTTTCTTGCACTGTTTCTACTGTAGGCTGGCTCTAGTGTTACTGAGAATTCACTCTTAGTCGGAACATATGAAGTTCCGCCACTAACTGTTCCGCCTATACCAAAGCCGCCTAACAGGCTAGAGACATCTCCAACTACGCCTGCAATGTTTCCAACAGAGTTGGCAATGCTACCAATAGCGCCTCCAAAGCCTCCTAGCTTTCCAGCTAGGCCGCCAATGCTGTCAGCAAGACCAGTTATTTGTCCTGCTGCCGATCCTTCAACTCCTACTCCCATGTAATCACTGTCATTCTTTAGTGAAATTGTGGCTTTTGTAATTACTACAGGAACATTCTTAAACACATAGTTGCCGTAGCCGTTTAATAATACAATCGGCGGAGGATTGCCTGCTATTGGATCACGACCTGTGAACATTTTGGATGCAGATCTTAAATAATGCACCATTGCTATCCAGTACAATGCCTGACTTGCGTCTTCAACAAACATTGGGGCAGTTATAACAATTGAACCTGGTTTACTACTTTCGTATGTTTGGAACGTATAGTTTGAATGTATCGGAGTTACAGGAGTATATTTGGCACTAGATTCAATATTGATTGTTGGAGTGTATGGAAATACTAGCCCGCCTGCTTCTTTTAAAGGCTTTAATACTGGGCTAGAACTAAAAGCAGGCCACGTTGGCATACTTAATCTAACACGCCAATCTGAACTGTTGTTATCACTACTGAATAGCGATACTGCTGACATTACACCACCTAATGCTCCAAAGGTCTGTTGTGCTGCACCAATTTTAGATGTGATACCAGCCGCGTTGTCAAATAGCCCCATAATCTTCTCCGTTGGCTAGTATTTATTTGACAAAATTATCTGCGTAGTTTATAATGTACCAAAGAGGACCGATTTAATGACACCAACAACCAAAGTTAATTACCTAAACAATAAGGATATGCTATCAGAAATACACAAGAGCAAGAGTTCCTATTGTAGTTTTACCAGCCCAGAATATCATCAATATGATCTTATCCTTCCTAGTGTTGATAAAGTTAATATCCGTACGATAGCTGAAGCAAAGCGCAATCGAGCTAAACGACAGGGTGAACAAGCATATCAAGCAAGAAAGAGTGCAGGCGAAAAGGTCAAGCAAGCAGACTGCGAAGTTGACTATAAGAAAATAGCAAAAACTGATGTGGTATTTCGCATCATGACCTATGATCATATACCTACTAACGGTATTAGAAAACGTAATCCAAAAAGCACAGCAGATAGACACGATAAAGTAAACTTTCCTCCATTTCAGCATTGGAAGTTTAATGACAACGACGAATTAGTATGTGTAGGTAAAAGTCATTGGAAGGGCGATTTAGAAAAGGGAACGTTTGACAAGGACGCAGGATGTATTACACCTACCCTGGCTCGTATGATGATTAAATTATGCGAAAGATATGCAACAAGGGGAAATGTTCGTGGATATACTTACAACGACGAAATGCGCGGCCAAGCTATACTTCAGCTTACTCAGATCGGTCTTCAGTTTGATGAAAGCAAGTCGGATAATCCTTTTGCTTATTTTACTGCCGCCGTTACTAACAGTTTTGTTAGAGTCATCAACATAGAAAAACGCAATCAAAATATACGTGATGACATTTTAGAAATGAATGGCATGAATCCAAGTTACTCTAGAACTGGTGCTGGAGAACATGCAGCCGCTATTAAACGCTATGAAGGATCATCTGATGAGTAATTTATTCAAGAAAGTAGCCTGTTTTACAGACATACACTTTGGTCTAAAGTCTAACAGTCAAGTACATAATCAAGATTGCGAAGATTTTGTTGACTGGTATATTGAAAAAGCAAAGGAGAATGGATGTGACACTGGTATTTTTATGGGCGACTGGCATCACAACCGCAATAGTCTTAATATCACTACTATGGACTACAGCCTTCGAGCACTGGAAAAACTCGGACAGGCTTTTAGTCAGTTTTATTTCTTTCCTGGTAATCATGATCTTTACTATAAAGATAAGCGTGATATCCACTCTGTAGAGTTTGGCAAGTATATTCCAGGTATTACTGTTGTACACAAGCCCATGACCATTGGTGATGTTACCCTATGTCCTTGGTTAGTAGGGGATGAATGGAAGACTGTGGGCAAGAAAGGTGGCAAGTATATCTTTGGACACTTTGAATTGCCTAACTTCTTTATGAACGCCATGGTACAGATGCCAGACCACGGTGAGATACAACTGGATCAGTTCCAGGCATATGAACTAGGCTTCAGTGGACACTTCCACAAACGGCAACAAAAGTCCAATATGGTTTACATCGGCAACGCTTTCCCGCACAATTATGCAGATGCATGGGATGATGAACGCGGTATGATGATCTTAGAGTGGGGTGGTAAACCAGAATATCATAGCTGGCCTGCTCAACCCACCTTCCGTACAGTCAAACTAAGCCAGTTAATTGATGAAGCTGATACGTTGATCCTTCCTAAGCAACACCTGCGTGTTACATTAGACATTGACATCAGCTACGAAGAAGCTAGCTTCATCAAAGAGAAGTTTATTGCCGACTATGATATTAGAGAGCTAACTTTGATTGCTGAGAAAAAGTCCGTTGAGATCAACACAGACATTGACGTACAGGCTTTTGAATCAGTAGACCAGATTGTATCTAACCAGATCGTTAGCATTGAAAGCGACACATTTGACAAAAATAAACTGTTAGAAATTTATAGCGGTCTATAACCTAAATTACAATGATAAAAATTAAAGACTTAACTGTAAAAAACTTTATGAGTGTGGGTAACCAGACTCAAGCTGTTGACTTTGATAAAGGAACACTAACTCTAGTACTAGGAGAAAACCTAGACATGGGCGGTGACGACAGCGGAGCACGTAACGGTACTGGTAAGACTACTATTATCAATGCGTTAAGCTATGCATTGTACGGGCAGGCGCTGACTAATATCAAGAAAGACAACTTAATTAACAAGATCAACAATAAAAACATGTTGGTCACTTTATCTTTTGAGAAAGATTCTGTAAATTATCGCATTGAAAGAGGACGTAAGCCCAACGTTCTTAAGTTCTACGTCAACGATGAAGAGCAAGATGCAGAGGAAGACGAGGACAATAGCCAAGGCGACATGCGAGAAACACAAAAAGATCTAGATGATCTGTTGGGCATGAGCCACGAGATGTTCAAGCATTTAGTAGCATTAAACACCTATAGCGAACCTTTCTTAAGCATGAGATCAAATGATCAGCGAGTGATCATTGAACAGTTGTTGGGCATTACTTTGCTTAGTGAGAAAGCAGAAAAGCTACGTGAGTTGATTAAGATTACTAGAGATTCTATTACCCAAGAGTCTGCAAACATCGAAGCTACTAAAAAATCTAATGAAAAGATACAACAAAGTATCGATGCATTAGTGTCTAAGCAACGTGCATGGAACAGTCAGCACGATAATGAATTAGAAAAGATCGGCAGAGCTATTGTTGAACTAGAAAACGTTGACATTGCCGCAGAACTTGAAGCTCATGCGCAACTTAAACAATACTTAGAACATGCGGCTCGACTTAAAAGTCTGAACAAAGAAAAGGCAACGCTAGAAAGCGCGACAGCGCAAGCGGAGCGAAGCGTAAAAAAATACGCGAGCGAGCTTGCCGCTTTAGACGGTAAGAAGTGTCACGCCTGTGAGCAGGATCTACATGATCACAAGCATCAAGAGATGTCAGCTACTGCAACGCAACATCTAGCAGAAGCACAAAAGTATGCTGACAAAGTAGCCAGCGATCTTAAAAAGATACAAGATGAAATAGGTCAAGGCGACTTGCCTACTAAGCCCAATACCTATTATGAAACTGTTGAAGAAGCTCTTAAGCATCAAAACAATTTACACACACTTGAAACTCAGCTGACTGTCAAAGCAGGAGAAAGCGATCCTTATCAAGAACAAATTGATGAGTTGACTGCCACTGCCCTACAAGAAGTATCTTGGGATCGTGTAAATGAATTGACCAGCGTTAAAGATCATCAGGAGTTCTTGCTTAAATTGTTGACAAGTAAAGATAGTTTTATCCGTAAAAAGATTATTGATCAGAATCTAGCATACTTGAACAACAGACTGACCTACTATCTAGACAAGATGGGCTTGCCGCACACTGTCCTGTTCCAAAATGATCTTACTGTTGAGATTACACAGCTAGGGCAGGATTTAGACTTTGATAACTTGAGTCGTGGTGAACGTAATCGTTTAATTCTAGGCTTGAGCTGGGCATTCCGTGATGTCTGGGAGTCATTGTATCAACAGATTAATCTGTTGTTCATTGACGAACTTATTGACAACGGACTCGATGCATCAGGTGTTGAGAACGCTCTAGCTGTGCTCAAGAAGATGGGCCGTGAAAGACGCAAGAACATCTACTTGATCAGTCACAAGGATCTCAAGGTCATTAAAGAAAACGGCTTTACCAGTTATGCCACTGACTTGGAGATAACTGAGTGAGCATGATCCCTCAAGACGAAGAAGTACATGCCCAACTGCTACAGGCATTTAGGCAATACTTTGAAGCTAACCAGCGTTGGCTCGGTGAGGGATCCAAACGAGCAGGTATGGACACCAGGTACTGGCTGTTAGAAATTAAAAAACTCTGTGATCAGCGTAGAGCGTTGATTATGGACTGGCGTAGGCTTAGAAATATAGAAATGGCAGAAGAAAAGGCTCGTAGGCGCAGTCAAAAACAAGACAAGGCAGGGACCAAAAACAATAACTAGTTGATGTCATGGTATTATCAAGCATCATTAGTCGAAACTATATCCGAAGAGTATATTGGCTTCGTCTACTGCATCACTAATAACATCACTGGTCGCATGTATATAGGCAAAAAACTAGCAAAGTTTAGTAAAACCACATATAAAACAGTAAAACTCAAAAACGGCAACAAGAAGAAAAAGAAGATTAGATCTAAAATTGACTCTGACTGGCGTGAATACTATGGCTCAAACGACCAATTAAACAAAGACGTACAAGAACTAGGCGCAGAAAATTTCACAAGAGAAATACTTTACTACTGCACATCAAAGGCTGAATGTAGTTATATTGAGGCAAGAGAACAATTCTCAAGGCGAGTACTAGAATCAGATGACTACTACAACGGACAGATATCTGTTCGTGTACACGGCTCTCACATCAAAGGCAAACAACTAAACGGTTAACGCTGGCGCAGGCTAACTTCGTGCGCCCAAGTCCTCGGTGATGTCTCGGGGTAAGGAAATCTCTCGCCGTTAAGAGTACTCAGCAACTATCCTTTACAGGACGATGATCAGATATGCCTAGATACAACTGGTTTTGCTGTTTAAGACAATTTTAAAAGGCTAAAAGAAGGGAGAAATACCCTACGTGTGTACGTATGTTAGCGTATATTTGCACACCGCCGTCAAAAGACTGCACGATTAGGTACCGGATGACCGCCTAAGCTAGTAGAAATACTTGTAGTGTTAACGCTAAGTGACATGTTCAACTCAGATAATGTCCAATCTTTAGCCCGCAAGGGCTAAGTGTGACTGAACAATCTAGATAATATTTAAACTGCTTCGCAGTTAATATAAATGAAATGTGTTTGAGCGATAGCGATAAACACAGAAGAACGTAGTTCTTCTTTAATAAATACTCTATGCATTGGAATAGATATGAAAGTATTTGACATTATTAATGAAGACAGGAATAGTGGTTTTATCAACACTTTCCTTAAGGGCATCGCATGGATGCTTGGCAGAGGTCCTCGAGCTAAAGCTATTGAAGAACTATCAGGAGCTTGGTTAGCAAAAATGATGGAAGCTGGCACTCCTAATGTTAGCATGCCTATAAATGTAATTAGAGATCCTGTTTTGGCAGCTGATCGTGAAATTATGGACAAGGCTCAAAAAATAGCAATAAAAGGATTTCGCAAAGCCGAGCAAGCCGGACTTATCAGAGATATTGGTATAGGTGCAGGCAAAGTAGGTAAAGGTATTACTAGTGTTATAAATGCAATTAAAAATTTACTTGTATCTGCTGGATTTATTGCCACGGGATTCCAAGTAAAATTTCAAATAGACGAATATGAGGTTCGATTCAAAAACGAACAAGTCCGTTTAGAAAACGGAGAAATTACAGAAGAACAATATCTCCGTAGAATTGGAGCAATTCGAGCTACGCTAGTAACACAACTAGCTATTGTTATCGGTTTATCAACTGCTACTGCTTTTCTTGCAGGAATTAAGAAAGTAATTACTTTAGGAGTATGGGGTCCGCGAGTTGGTTTTTTTAAATCATCTTTTGCTCTATTAAATTCAGCAGGTCAACTGTATGTTGCTAACCAACTGTTAAAAGAAGAAAAATTTAGGAAAGATTTTGTAGAATTCTTGTTGGCCGATGATGCTCTTTCAAAATTCATTACAGGTGTAGCTGCTGCCGAT